GGACGAGGTCAAAAGGGTTGCATTTGAAATGCGGCCTATCGAATGGGGAACTACCCCCAGCACAAAGGGACGCAAATTTTATCACCTTTTCAAATTCCCAAGCGCTTGCGAATTTTCGCAAGAAAAAAGACCGCCGGTGCTGCAACACCAAGCGGCCCAAAGGGAAAAGAAAAGTTGATCCGCCCTTATTTTAGAGGGCTTGAAGGAGACTGTCAAGTATGAAATGTCCTATCGACGTAGAAAAAAAGGTCGCTGAAATGCGACAAGAACTGCATCCAGACGCTTTGGTGGAGGATGCTTATCGTGCGATCTTGGGCGCGATGAATGGAGCGTATTGTGATGGGTTGCAGGGCAAGGGATACCCTGAAGATTTGGCGAAGGCAATCGCTGACGCTGAATCCAGCCTCGGCGAGTGTTCCGACTTAGTGCAGGGGCGTATTGAGAAGATCGTGCTTTTGAGACATCAGGCTTATGAGCAAGGACGCCAAGATGCGGTGAGACTGGGGGCGATGGTATGACTACATATTGTGTTCCTGATTCCATTACGCCGCGGCCCATAAAGCCCGGCGTGGCCACGGTGGAGACCATCGAGGCGATTATGGCCGATGGGCCGTGCGCCATTCTTCCGGTAGCCGGTGACTGTTTGGAGGGCGTGGACGTAGTAGATGGCGGCTGGGTGGCAGTGGATTTCACCCGGCGGCCTGCGCCCCCCAGGTACAGGAGCAAGGGTGGCGACGGAAGCTCCGATCTCTGCCTCTGCTATGCCACGTTCCCCGGAGCGCCTGGCCCTATGGTCATGTATAAGGAGTATCAGGGCGTATGGGGCCCCTGGCAGATGGTGGGCACTCGATATAAGTCAATGTGGGAAGGCGGCAAGCTGCGCCTCAACTGTGGCATGGTGGCAAAGCGTATCTTCGGCGTGATTGTGGCCTCCTACGACCAGGATGGGCGGCTCCTGTGGCAGAGGAACCCCGAGGAGTTTCCCAAGAAGCTGGGAACAGCGCCAACCATCCACGGCGATGTGGAGCCGTACCAGGGGGTGAGAGCATGATTACATTCCCAGTTACGGCGGAGACTTTTATCGCCGACCAAGAGAAAAGAGCGGGCCGCAAGTTCGATGATTTTCAACGGGAATTGCTGGGCGAATATGCTGAGCTTTTCAATCTGGAATTTGACGTGGGTATGAAGGGCGAGGAACCAAGCAACGTGCTAAAAGATACCGCC